TATTCGTTTGATTGTTAATGATATGGAGAGTAGCGAAAAACGATATGAGAGATGGAATTTGTATAAAGTTGGAGTTTTACCAAGTGAAGAGAATGCTGAATTGTGTCCGTGGTGTAAGAATCGTAATTGTGTTTTTGGAGGTGATATGTGTTGGAATACTAAGCGATCATTGGAATTAGGAATAACGCCTAGGCATCTCGAAAAAGTTGAGGGACATGCAGCAGCTGGAAAGGCATACGACATTGCTCAACGAAATAACATGAATAGAAAATTTTTACGTTCTGCTCCTGGTTTTCAAGGCCATATGAAGGATAAGTTTATGGAATTGGTCAGTGAAAATAAGAATGTTGGTGGAGAAGCTTTTATTGAAAACGCTGTTATCCCTCAGTTGGCAATTTTTCGTGTTGTAATTAAGGATGGTGTAGATAGATTTGTTAATGCTTTTCGCTTTGCTAATCGAATGTGTCTTATTCCCAAGCATATTATTTGTGACTTTGAAGGAAATTACTTGCCTGAGGGTCATCCTATTCGTATTTATTTATATGGTGGTACCGTTTTTGAATTAGAATTTTCTGTCACTGATGTTTTCTTTTTGGAACCAATTGAAGGTCGTGAAAGGGATGTTGTTGTGTACTGCTTGGGTCCTCGGGTTCCAGCTGCACGAGATCGTATAGATCATTTTGTTAAGTATGAAGAGATTGGGATAATTGAAAATAAACCTGGTTGTTTAATAGGTGCTAGGTTTGCAGATAATAAGGATCAAACTCCATTTGTAAAACAATTTTGTTTGATTCTATGTTTTTAGATGAAACGCGTCAACCTGAAGTCTACACATTTGGTCCATCCACTAATGAGATGCGAAAAAGGTATGTAATTGCTCATGCTATTTGGTATCGTGCTTTAACTGCAGTTGGTGATTGTGGTGCTTTGACAATTTCTATGGCCGTAAAGGCGGAAGGAAAGCGTTTGTGTGGTATACATGTGGCTGGAAAACAAGCAACTCTTGAAAGTATTTCTGAACCTGTATATTATGAAGATCTTATAAAATTCAGAAACTATGCTAATCAACCAGATGGTCATGAACCATTGACTTTTGTTCTTGATGAAAATCCTCATACATTCCATGCTCATGGGAATTTTGAAGTGTTGGGAAGAGTTCCACCAAAATTGCAGATTCGTCTTCCAATGAAATCTTGTATAATGAAGTCTCCCTTGTATGGTTGTTTTGGTCCTGC